ACTCTATAGTACCTACTTGACAATGTCTCCTGAGTTTTTTCAGAAAGAATTGAAGAAATTATTCCGAGAGAAGTTAGACGTAAATATATACTAATACCAATGGTCACATAGCTTAACTGGAATAAGAGCAAGAGATTTCATTTTATATAAATACCTATATGCGAACGTAGCCGAGGGGAGCTTCTACCTCCTTAGACGTAACTGGAGCTGTAAATGGGGGTTCGAATCCCTCCGTTCGCGCCATAGGAAACAAAAAATGAAAAAAACATTGTGTAATAAATGTAATAATTATTTTGCTAATAGAGCAGGCAATTATAATCGACATCACATGGTATGTGACGGAAATTATATTTTACCTGAACAAAGAGGTGTTTGTAAATATTGCAATATTAAGTTTGATCTAAATGATAAACCTAAAGGCTGGATGGCTAACCATAGCAGATGGTGTGATAGCAATTTAGATAGAGAAAAATATAAAAAATCAAATAAAACTAATATTAAATCTATGCAGACTCCAGAAGCTAGAAAAAAAGCTGTAGAAGGTATAAAAAAAGCATGGCAAGATGGTAAATATAATCATTGTGATCACAAAACATTTTTAGGTAGAACTCATTCAGATAAATCTAAAAAATTAATGAGTGAGAGTGCTTTAAAAGCAAAGCACAGGAGAATTTTAAGATCAACTAGAAAATATATTTGTAAGGATGGTAGTGAAGTTTTATTAGATTCTTCTTGGGAAGAACAGTTAGCAATAAGATTGGATCAATTGAATATTAATTGGATAAGGCCGAAGGACCCTATTCAATGGTTAGATAAAGAAGGAAAAACACACAATTATTTTCCCGATTTTTATTTAACCGATTATAACATTTATATTGATCCCAAAAATGATATAGTATATAATATAACAATAACTAAAATAGAAGCTCTTAAAATTATTTTGCCTAATCTTATTATTTTAAGATCTTTAGAAGAGTGTAAGAATTTTAAAATATAATGTCCGTTTAGCCCAGTGGTAGGAGGCAAGGCGCTTAAAACGCCTACAGGACTGGTTCGAATCCAGTAACGGACACCAAAATCTCCAAAGTGTCGGTTCGAATCCCACCATCCGCACCATTTTTAACAAAGGATATATTATGAACAAGTTCGTTAAGCTTACAAACAATGCAGATGCACATAAAGGCAATCCAATTTATATTAATGTAGATCATATTACTGCTGTTTATGATGCTGCCGTTGAAGGTGGAAACATTAAGACATTCATCTTTGGTGGTTATACAGGTGTTCAGTGGGAAGTAGAAGAATCCCCAAAGCAAGTAATTGATATGATTATGCCTGTGGAGTATATTTAACATGATTAAAGAATGTCTCGTTAAAAAGAAACCATTATATCAAAAAGCAATTCAATATACTCCTGAGCTTACTAATGAAGAATTACGTCGATGGACAAATAATAAAGCTTTTATTATGCAGCTTGAGCGCGGCGATGACGAATGTGTAGTTATTAATACACTCGAAGGTACAATGAAAGCTTCAATGGGTGATTGGATTATGCAAGGGGTTACAGGAGAAGATTTTTATCCTATACGTGAAGATATAATGTATCAATCATATAATTTCTTGAGGGATTGATATGAATGCTAGTATAGTTGCAGTAACACGTCCTACCAGCGGGTTAGACGTGAATGAATTTGTTGCTTACGTAGCACGTGTATCCAATCCCTCCAATCAGAACAATATAGAGACAGCACCAAAGCTTATTAAATATCTTATTAAAAATAAGCACTGGTCGCCATTAGAAATGGTTCATGTTGTAATGGAGATCAATACAACTCGAGACATTGCTCGTCAAATCCTTAGACATCGCTCATTTGCCTTTCAGGAGTTTTCTCAACGTTATGCAGATCCGACAAATGACTTGGGTTTTGTCACTCGTGAAGCCCGTCTCCAAGATACAAAAAATAGACAAAATTCAATTGAAGTTAAAGACGATCCAGAACTCAAACACGGTTGGAATGAGCGTCAAAAGATAGTTATTGAATATGCACAAAAAGAATATGATTGGGCTATTAAGAACGGTATTGCAAAAGAACAAGCTCGTGCAGTTCTTCCTGAAGGTCTTACTGTTTCTCGTCTTTATATGGCTGGTTCTCTTAGAAGCTGGGTGCACTATTGTCAGTTACGTTGTTCTAACGGTACTCAGAAAGAGCACAGAGAAATAGCATTAGATTGCTGGTATAATTTAATAAAAGAGTTTCCTTCTCTAATAGACTTAGAACTTATCTCACCTTAGGAATATAATTATGTTTGAACAAGAAATTATTAATGCTATGACTCCTTTTATTCCTAATAGTTCAGGAGATAATAGTACTAAATTTAGTATGGCTCTTGATGGTAATAAAAATTTTGTTAGTAATCTATTAAGTATTGCTGAAGTTTTTGGTCATCAGATTATAGAATATACAGTTATTGAAACTATTGCGCAAGAGGATACTGCAGAACTTAAAACCCTTTTTAATTCATATGGAAGTGATAAGTCTAACTCACATAACTATGATATTTTTTATGCTAATATTTTAAATGATAGAGAAAATATTAAAGCTGTTGCTGAAATAGGAATGGGCACCAATAATACATCGGTCCTATCTAATATGGGATCAGATGGTAAACCTGGTGCATCTCTTAGAGCTTTTAGAGATTATTTGCCTAATGCTCAAATATATGGCGGTGATGTTGACCGTAATATTCTTTTTAATGAAGATAGAATACAAACATTTTTTGTTGATCAATTAAGACTGGAAACTATTGATAACTTTTTTAATAATCTTCCAGACGATTTAGATCTTTTTATTGATGATGGACTTCATTCACCGGAAGCTAATTTAAATGTTTTAATGTATGGTATCTCTAAAATTAAAATCGGTGGTTGGTATGTAGTAGAAGATATATCAAATCAATCTATGAATTTATGGAAAGTAGTATCTCTTCTTATTTCAGATAACTATGATAAATATTTACTGAAAGCAGATAAAGGTAATTTATTTGTCATTAATAGGAATGCGTGAGGTTTATTATGGCTACGTTAGAAGAAATTAAAAAACAAAAAGCAGAAGAACTTCAACGCAAAATGCGTGAAGAAGAAGATAAGATAAGAAGAGAATCTCATAATAGTCTTACTATACGTTCTTTCTTTGAACAAGAACTAGAACGTGAAATTAGAAAGACAGGATTTTATAAGAAGTTAATGTATCTCACCCCTCTTATTGTTTTTGTAGTAATGCTAGCAGCAGGCTCTGCGTATATTTACTTCAAAGATTTTCTTACAATAAGAGATGCTAATGCTGAAGCATATGCTATCGAAGCTATCGGTAAAGCCACCGCGTCAGCAGTAACTCAAGTTGGAATGGCTCTTAAACAAAATCCAGAATATGTACCATTGACTACAGCTCAAAAGTGGGATGGTAAACTTCCTAACACTATGGTTTCTGGTCAAAATCCTCCGTTTATTAATACTAAACCTTAAAAAAGTCAATGATTTCAACGGTATATTTTTTAAAAATACCGTTGATTTTATTAGGAATCCATGCTATATTATAATATAAGCAATGGAGATATATTCGTGGATAATTCAAAGATACCTTACGTCTTTACAGGTCAGCTCAATTACGCTATTAAGAAAATGCGTACTATGCAGCGAGCAGGTTACCGTGTAGTAAAACAGCATATTCATCCAGATAAGTCTATCACCATCTCTATGGAAAAGAAGTTATACTAATGGAAAACATTCGTGCAGCACATAAAGAGTTTATATTGAATGGCGCTAAATGTGAGCGTACTGATGCTACCTATACAATAAACGGTAGACCTCATTCTGCCCGTTTGCCCTGGATTGCTTCTGCTCAAGAAGTGCGATTCTTTATTATTAGACAGCGTCAGGGATATTCAAAAAAGTGAATATTGCTTTAGACTTTGATGATACGTATACTCGGGATCCAACTCTTTGGAATAAGTTTATTGAAGACGCCAAAGACAGAGGACATGATATACGTATCGTCACTTTCCGTAAGAAAGTAATGGAAGATCCAGCATTGAATTATCTTGCACTTTCTATTCCGGTCATCTATACTGAATATCAACAGAAGAGACAATTTACAAATAATATGGGATGGATCGTCGATGTTTGGATTGACGATAGTCCTGAATTTATTGTTAATAATATCCCTTTGATTGGTAAGAGTAATGATTAAGTTTGAAAATACACATTTGATTGGTAGAGAGTCTGCTAAGATGATGCGCAGTCTTGCAGAGTTTACTCTTAATAAGTTCTTTACCAAGCCTAAACAAGATAAACTAGACGTTACAGTTATTTTCAAAAAAGATCTTTTTGAAAAGACTAATCAATTTGGTAACTGTATTTGGGAAGACGAATATTACCGTCCGTTTGATTTTACAATTCAAATAGATCCGGATCAGAAGATTCAACTTCTGCTAAATAGCCTAGCTCATGAACTCGTACATGTTAAACAATGGGCAAAAGGTGAATTTTATCAACTTCAACGTGAACGAAGTGTCTATAAATTTAATGGGCAAAAATTCAACACAGAAAAAGTTGATTACTGGGATACGCCCTGGGAAATTGAAGCCCATGGACGTGCAATCGGGCTAGTCGTGCAGTGGGCAAGAATGAATAAGCTCTCTCACAAAAATTTAGTCGTAGAAGGCTAGCCCCTATTTTTAACACTAAGGAGACTACTAAATGAAAAAGCTACTTATTACTGTTGCTGCTGTTATGCTCGCAACTTCCGCATATGCTACTGATCTTCCAAACAAAAAGAAGGCACCAGCTGCACCTGCTCCTGTTGCTGCTGCTACTGCAACCGCAGAAAGCACAGATAGCTTAACTGCTGCTTATGGCCAGGATACTGCTGTTGGCAATCTTGGTTCTAAGACTGACGACATTTATCAAATGACATACTCACATAAGCTAGGTAACGGTGTTGCTGTTGGTGGTATGGCTCAGACAACTCAAGTTCCTGGTTCACAATTGAATCAAAATCTTGAAGCACAAGCTTCATATACACTACCTGCTTTCTCTGGAGTTTCTGTAACAGGTAAGATTGGTGTTGGTGAGAAGTTTACCACTACTAACTTCCCATACTATGCAGTATACGGCAGTGCAGATTATAAGGTTATGGATAAGCTAACTTGGAACGCAGTTTCATATCGTTATCGTTCAGCATTTGATACAAACACATACGGTTATCAGACTCATCAAATTGGTACTGGTGTAACTTATGATCTTGCATCTAACTATTCAGTCAGTGCAAAGGTATACCGTAACTATGATGCTTCATCAAGCTTTACTAATCCAACAGCATCTGGTGATGCGTTCATGCTTGGTTTGACTGTAAAGTTCTGATACAAAACTTGATGATATCAGGCAGAAAAGGCGCTTAGGCGCCTTTTTTTGTTGCTTATTTTTGTAATGTATGTTATAATATATTGTAAGATTGAAATGGAGTGTGAAATGAATCAACGTGCTGGTAAGACTCATGCAGCTGGACTAAATGATGGTGATAAGATACCTCTCGCATCTATTATTAAGTTCTGTAAAGAAGCAAAGACAGACTTAGAGAATAACGGTGATGAAGATGCCGCTCTTCGTTTTGAAATATTAGCTGACTATCTTCTTAATGACTATCGTGGATCCTTTAAATATCAATCTAAAATGATAGGACTATAAATATCATATAGATTCTAATTCATAGGAGAAAATCATGGTTGATAACAAAATTGATCAATACGCAGCATTCATTTCAGGTCAAATAGATAAAAGTTCCATTAAGGAAGCTAGACTCGAAAAAGAAATTGAATCTGTAAATGAAGCTCATCCTGGCATGGATGAACCAGAATATCACAGCGATAAGGTTGATGAGATTACTAAAAAAATAGAAAAGATTAACCGTTCTGGTGGTAGAGTAGGCCCTAATCATCCATTAAGCCAAAAGCTATCATATCACATGGGTGAATTAAAAAGAACAAGAGCTAAAAAAAGAAGAGAAATGGATGAAGAAGTATATCAGATAGACGAGCTTAAAAAGAGTACATTAGGCTCTTATATTAATAAAGCAGCACAAAGCAAGAGTGATGCAGAAAGCAAGATGTCTAATGACCAAGATTGGGATGATATGTCTGATAAAGAACAGGATAAAACTGTTCGTGATCAGAAAAATAGAACAAAGGGAATTGGTAAAGCTGTAGATAAATTGACTAAAGAAGAAGCAGATGTTAAATTCTCAGAAGCTGAAGTAAATGCTATTGAAAATATTATTGATAATGATCAAATAGACGAAAAGTCTATGGGACCTAAAGCAAAACCTGGTCAATATGATCATATTGATCCAATGCGTCCAAAAAATACTGGCACAACAAGATTGATCCACCCTGCTCCCCCTAAAGCTAAGCCTGGTGAAGAAAAGCATACCGACCCTGCACCTTCTAAAGCAAAACCTGGTGAAGGAAAACACATTGATCCAACATCATCTAAAAAGCCAGGTAATATGGATAAAATTACACCTATGAAACAACCTGCTTTTAATACTAAGCATTATAAAGAAGATAATGTTTCTTTCTATGCTCAGTTTATTTCAAAGCAACTTGTCGGAGAAGGGGTGGAAACTCTTTCAGAATCACTAGCTAAGGCTACAAAAGCAATAGAAAAAATGGATGGGGATGCAATCATGTAGGATCTCATGGTACACAGCATGTTTTTATACGCGGTGGCGATCATGGTGAAAGTCACCATTATACAGTACATGATACTGCTACTGGAAAAAACCATGATATACATCTAGAGCATGGTGGTAAAACAATGTCAATGGTTCAGGTTAAAAAAGCAGCAGATAAAGAAGTTCACCCAGAAATTCTTAGTATGATTCATGCTGATCATAAAGAAGATGTAAAAACTCACAATATCTAATTTATACGAATAGTCATTCAAGAGGGCCTCTTTAGGCCCTCTTTTTTTTGTTTGCCTAAATATTATATTAAAAATTATCTTAATCGGAATATTTCCATGAAAACATTCTTATCATATATTATTGAGGCAAAAGCTAAAATAGGTGGCAGCAGCAATAATACAGCTATGGGTAATGCTTATGAAGCTGCTACAGTGCTTCATATTCACAATAATACTGCTGCAGCAAACAATGACGATGATGAATATCAAAGACATATTGCTGAAGTTAAAAAAACACATAAAGAAAATATGGACAAGCTTCCTCCTGAGGCTCGAGAGGATGTTGAGAAAAAAGCTAGAGATTCAGCTGAAGCATATTTGAATAGTCTAGAAAAAAATCACGGCATTAAAAGAAATCAAATTACTAGAGTCCATCATACTAATCAAGGCATTGATAAATCAATTGGTAAGACGGTTGATAGAGGCAACAATCCTCATGATTTAATTGTTCATGCAGATAATGTAAAGACTAAAGATGGTGGTCATTTTGTTCACGGTGCTTCTCTAAAAGCCACATCTGGCACAGCCTCTAATAATACTGTTAATGCCTTTGATCAAAAAGCTGGTATTAAAACTAAATTAAATGATATTTGGAAAAAAGGTTTGAAGAGAGCAGGCCTTGAAGGTAAATCAGGCGCCGAAATCAAAGCTGTCAGAGATAATCCTAAAATTAAAAAAATAAATTCAGAAACACAGGCTGCTGCAGCTAGTCATCACGGTGAAACCTTTAATAATCTTTCACACAAAGAAAAGCAAAAGCATCTTCAATATCTATTAAAAGGTAAACCTGATTTACCTTATGATTATGTGAAAGGTGAAAAAGGTGGTTCTGCAACCCCTCAAGCTAATATGTCACACTTTAAAGCTATTACAAATGCTAAAAAATTAAAAGCAACTGTATCTGGTAATCTTGTACACTTTCATGATGAAAAAGGTAATCATATTGCAACGGTTGAACATAGAACGACACATGGTGCATTCGGCAGCCCTCAAGTGAATGCAAAATTTGGTAATATTAAAGAGTTAAAAGAATGAAAACATTTTTATCCTTCATAGCAGAAGATACATCAGGTGTTGCTTCCGCCAAACATCAAGAACATCCTGAAGATAATGCTGTAAGAAGCAAAGAAGGTTTTGCACATACCGTATCGGCTTTAAGAGCTATTCATAAAGGGTTGAAGTCAGGTAGAACAGATAATGATACGCATACATCAACTAAGCTTGATGGTGCGCCCGCTATTGTATTTGGTCATCATCCTAAGACTGGTAAATTCTTTGTTGCAACTAAACATGGTGCATACGGTAAAACACCAAAGTTAGCAACCTCTCATGAAGAAATTGAACAGCATTATGGCCATTCTTATGGACTTGCGCAAAAATTACATCATGCATTAAACCATTTACCTAAAGTTACCCCTAAGAAAGGTATTTTCCAAGGTGACTATATGCATGATGAATCAGAACGTAAAGAATCAAATGATGAAATTACATTCAAACCAAATACTATAAAATATCATATAAAGAAAAATTCTGAAGAAGGTAAAAAAGCAGCTCGTTCTAAAATGGGAATCGCTGTACATACAAAGATTGAAGGTGATCCTGATCATCCTGGTACCCTTCATGCATCACCTCTTACCGATCACTCTCAATTTAAAAAACACCCTGATGTTCATATGATATCTCCTGAGGCTAAATTATCATGAAAAATATTACACCAGAAGAATCAAAAGCTGTTGAAGATCATTTAGCTAAAGCTGAAGAGATTCATAATAAGTTGCCGCCAGAACATCACGATATTATTAATAAACATCAAGATCATTTTGATACTTATATTAATAAAACAGTTCGTACTGGCGAGAAACCTACTACAAAAGGGTTGAGAGAACATATCAAAACCCGCATGCAAAAAGAAGTAGATAAGGTATCTACGCCTGCTGCTAAACAGCGTAAGACTGAAGCAATGACTGCTGCTCTGGCTTATCATGATGTTCATGAAAAACATTTTAAAGCTGCATTAGATATTCATAGTCATATTCAAGCTGCAAAAGATATTCTTACAAAAGGTTTACATAGAGCACAAAAATCATCTAATCCTATGTCACAATCAATAGAAGATAAGCCAACAGATCCTGAAGGTTATGTTGTAAAACATAAGGGTCGTATTATTAAAATGGTTAATAGATCAGAATTTTCACAAGCCAATTTTAATAAACCAAAAGATTGGGTAAAATAATGAAAACATTTTTAAATTATCTTTCTGAAATGAAAAGAAATAAACATGTTGTTTTGGCATATGGAAGATTTAATGCACCTACAATTGGCCATGAAAAATTAATTCATAAAACAGAAGATCTAGCAAAAGAACAAGGTGCAGAAGCGCATGTTGTTACTACTCATTCTGAAGGTACAAGTAAAAATCCTTTACCGCTTTCTAAAAAAGTTAAATTTATAAAGAAAGTAGCTGCAAAAGGTACACGTGTATCTCATACAACCCCAGAAGAACCAACACTGCTACACCATCTAGCTAAACTACATAAACAAGGTGTAAGACATCTTACAATGGTTGCTGGTTCTGATCGTGTTGGAGAATATGAGTCACTTATTAACAAATATAATGGTAAAACAGGCCCGCACGGTCACTATAAATTTGATTCAATAAAAGTTGTTTCTGCCGGTCAAAGAGATCCGGATTCTGAAGGAACTGAAGGAATGTCAGGTACAAAATTGAGAGCAAAAGCAAGAGCTGGTGAAGATATTAAACCAGCTTTACCAAAAGCTTTACATCCTCATGCAGAAGAAATTGCTAATCATATTAGAGCAATTAAAGAAGACTTTGAAAGCTATTATTAATGCCTGCAGTTGCCAGACTTGGTGATCCTAGTGATCATGGTGGTTCTATAATCAGCTCTGCATCGTTAACAAAAGTAAATGGAATATTAGTGGCTAGAATAGGCGACTTACATTCATGTCCCATTCCTGGTCATGGAATAACATCCATAACTACAGGCTCTAATAAATTTACATGTGAGGGTGCAGTAGTAGCAGTAGTTGGAAGTGTTTGTGGTTGTGGAGCTACTATTAGTGCAGGAAGTGGTGATACAACATCACCTCTCGGCGGTTAACTGTTTGCCATTTTCATAAATAACTATAAAATACAATAATATTAAAGAAAAATTATGGCAATACGCAGTAACCAGTCCTTAGCAGATCTTATTTCTATTATTTACATCGACGCTATAACTGGCGCCGTAATTATTAATTCTGACCTAGGGTTAGAAGTTGGCAACTCATCGTATTTTTCTACTATAAATGCTACATTTTATAATGCAACCTCTAATAATGCATTATATCTCGGCGGTCTTGCAGCTAATGTCTACGTAACAACTGAAACTGATACTATATTTAATGCTAACGTAACATTTGATGCTAATGTTATGTTTTCCAATACTTCTAGCATTACTTCAAATGGTAATGTATTATTTAATGCCAATGTTACGTTTTCTAATACCTCTTATTTAATATCAAATGGCACAAATTTATTTTATGGTAGTGCTGCATTTGCTAATACTACCACATTTACCGGTAATGTATTATTTACGGATACATCATCCGTATTATATAATGGTAATGTAACATTTTCAAATACTGCAATATTTACTGGCAGTATAGTATTATCAAATACATCTTCTATTGTTGCTAACGGTCAATTAGGTTCTGCTGGTCAATCACTTATTTCAAATGGTACCGCAGTATATTGGGGTATAGCTACACCATCTAATCCTTCACCGTTAGTTTTTACCACAAGCGGTTCTAACAGAAGTGTTACAGGGTTTCAAGAAAACGGTATTACTTATCCAGTAAGAACAACTGCATTTGTAGGTGGAGCACTACAATTTACACTTGCTTCTTTTACTCCAGGTTTATCTGCTTCTATTAATCCAGGATCATCGTTAAACTGGGATGTTCCTGCTACTGGATTTAGTGTATCAGTAACTAATCCTTCAGATTTTACAACAGAATATATTAGTAATGTTTATAGTATAACTGCAGTAACAGGAAATGTAAGTTCTCTTAGTACATTTACTGCTGGTTCTAAATCACCAACACCTGCAGGTGGTGTTAGCTGGTCTCAATCATTCACATTAGGCTCTGGTTATATTTACAGTTCAAGCTCTACAATTACCGGTGGTTCAGCATCTGGTACAGTTAGTTTTGTTGCTAATAATAACGGTACATCTTCTCAATATAATTCATCCAGTGCATCATTTAGTGTTAACTGGGCTACACCAACTTTAAGTGTTTCTACTACTGCATTAAGTGGTTCTACATTCCTTAGTTCATACGCTTCTACACCATATAGCATTAGCGTAACTGGTATTACAACATCATCGAATTATTCACATGCAGTAACAGGTACAAATGCAACTCCTTCTAGTGAAACAGGGGCTGGTACATTAAACTTTACAAGTAATATTCATAAAGATAATACAGGTACTACAAGATCAGTTAGCGTAACAACAACATTTACAAGGCCTTCTACTGTAACTGGAACAAGCTATACTGCTACACTAAGTGGATCTTCTGCTGTTTCTGCATCCTTTACATATCCTTCAGTGTGGCTATTTACTTCAAGTGCATCAAGTCCGCCTGCAAGATCAGACATAGTAAGCGGTACTGGATTTAAAGGTTCAGTAAACGTATTAGGTAACCAACAAAAGACTTTTGCAGGTAACGTAACAAATTCTCAAGGCACACCTCAAGAATTTTGGTTAGCAGTAAGAGCATCAGCATCACAGCCAACAACATTTCAAACTGGTGCAAGTGCTGCATTGTTAAGTGGTGTTTCTTATGTTACAAGTACCGTTGCATTACAACCAGATTCACCTCTACCAGGATATAATGCTGAGTCATATAACTTATACGGCATTACTCTTCAACCAGGTACAACTTATGTGAGTATCTCATAATGACTACCGATTATAGTGGTTTAACTCGAAATCAATGGCCTGGTACTTGGAGCGCTGCTTCCAATACAATTCCTATTGTTCTTGATACTGAAATACGCGGCGGTCTGAGACAAGTATCAGGGGATGTAAATGATAGACTTACAGATATACCTGGCCAGCGTCTTCAAGAAGGTATGCTTGCATATGTAAAAACCGGTTACTCTGCAGGTGGTGCTACAAGAACATCTGGTGGTTACTATAAGTACGTACTACTTTCTGGACAATCTAGAGATCCTGCAACAGGTGCAATGCCTAATGCAGAAGGAAATTGGTCTGATTTCTCACCTACCTCTGTATCCAGCGGATCATTTTCTGGTACATCTACATTTAATGGCAATATAGTAATAGCTTCAACAGCTACTATTGTTGCAAATGGATCTGGTGGTTCTAATGGTCAAATATTATTTTCTAATGGTAGTACAGTATTTTGGAATTCATTTAAATTATCAAATTTAACAGACGTAGATGCTAACAATGTTACTGGAATTCCTGGTCTTCCTGCACAGCCAGCTAATAATTCTGTACTAACATATCGTGCAGATTATGATAGATATTTCGTTTTACCAGTGTCGGTTTCAGATACCTCACTTTCTAATACAGTGATGGATGGCGGTACTTTTACATAATACAAATACTTTTTTTTATAAATACAAAATATAATACTATTAATAATAACAATAACTATTGAGACGGGGAGTCCAAGATGTCAGCTGTAGGCAATTTAATTCAAATTAAACGTTCTAATACAGTAGCTAAGCCATCTACGCTAAATGTAGGTGAATTAGCCTGGTCAAATACAACAGGTAAACTTTATATTGGTGCTTATGGTACTGTTACTGCTATTGGTGGCACACAGAATCCTGGGTATCTTACTGCTAATCAAGCATTAGTTGCTAACAGCACTGGTGGTATTGATTATGTAGTTACAAGTAATCTAATTGCAACATCTATTACAGCAAATGGCGTTTATAGTCCAGGTGCTGGATACTTGCTATCTGTTGATGGTTCAGGTAAGACATACTGGGTTGACCCAAATATGCTTTCTGTTGGACCAGAATATGTCCAAAATACAGATTCAAGAACTCTTTCTGGTAACTTATATTTCTCTGGTGCTAACGTTACCATTGATAACCTTTATGTTGGTTCAGGCATTCTATCAGGTAATGGTTATGGCTTAACATCAGTTAATGCTGCAAAATTAGGTGGACAAACTCTTTCTAACATCTATGATACAGCTAATAACTATGCGTATGCAGCAGCTGCTTCTGCTTTTGCTAACTCAGTATTAAGAACAAACGCAGCTTATACAAACGCAACTGCTTGGGCTGCTCAATATGCAGATATGAAAGCTGGTAACGCATTTGCTAATGCTGCAAACTATGCTGATCAAGCTGCTGCAGCTGCTTTTGCTAACTCAGTATTAAGATCAGATGCTGCTTATACTAATGCTACTTCATGGGCTGCCAATTATGCTGACATGAAAGCAGGCGATGCATATGCAAACTCAACAGCATGGTCTAAGAATTATGCTGATATGGTTGCTGGTAGTGCATTTGCTAATGCTGTAGTTTATGCACAAAATGCATATGCTAATGCTACAAACTGGGCAGGCAATTATGCTGATATGAAGGCAGGCGATGCCTACACAAATGCTACTGCTTGGGCTAGCAGCTATGCAGATATGAAAGCTAGCGATGCTTACAGCAACGCCACTTCATGGGCATATAACAATCTAGTAGGTTCTATATCCAATTCTGACTATTCAATAGTAGTAGATGGATCAGCAACTGCTCCAACTATCCGTGTTAAGATTGCATCAGGTAATGGCATTCATCTTGGTATGGATGGTATTTACATTGGTCAGAACGTTGAAACAACTGCTGATGTTACATTCAAAACTGGTAACTTTACAAGTATCGTTTCTAACACATCTATTACTGGTAATAATGCAACAATTTATCACGACTTAGTAGTTGGTGGTAACCTTCTTGTTACTGGTAACGTAATTTCTTCTAACATTGAATCTATCCAAGTAAGTGATCCATTACTACATCTTGGTACAAATAACCATGTATCAGACGTTCTTGATATTGGTTTCTTTGCAGACTACTATGATGGTGTAAATGTACAGTATACTGGTCTAGTAAGAGATGCATCAGACAAGATCTACAAGCTATTCCAACATCTTGATAATGATCCAAATCCACTTGTAAATTTCAATGAAACAACAACTGCAACTTTACAAGCATACTTACTTTCTGGTGCATTAGCATCTAACGGTACAGTATTAAATATTACTGCTAATAATACACTAGAAGTACACTTTGTTGCAAATACATTATCATTAACTACTCCTCTTGCATATGATTCTGGTGGTACTGGATTTAATTCATATGCAGATGGTGACTTGCTACTTGGTAATGCCACAACTGGCTTAACTAAACTATCTTCTGGATCAAACAGCGGATACGTATTACAAACAGACGGTATGGGCGGCGTTTCTTGGGCTTCTATCGATGGTGGAACATTCTCATAATAAATAAAAGGAATTTATATTATGGATCAAGCGGAACTTTTTAATTTATATGTAGAGAAATTAACAAACTCAGTATCTGAGCTGACTAAGACAAACATTCTTCAGTCAGCTCAGATCACTTACTACGCGAAGTTAAATGACTCACTAAATAGTAGAGTAAAAGAACTTCAAGAAAGTTTAGATGAAGCTTTAAATAAAGTTGATTCTAAATCTAAAAAAAGTGATAATGAGTTTTAATTTATAATTTTAGTCTTACAGTATATACTGTTTGTAAGAGGGCCATATGGCTGGTAATTTAATTCAGATTAAGCGTACGTCCGTTCCAGGGCGTGTACCAACCTTATCAAATTTAACAATTGGTGAGTTGGCCTTAAATATGGCTGATGGAATTTTATATTCCTCAGACGGCAGCAAAGTATTTGAAATTGGTGCCAATAATACCAATCTGAATGTATCAGCAAATCTTACAATCAACGCATTAATAGCCAACGGAAGCATCGGTTCCGTTGGTCAAATACTTGTGACTAATAGCATGGGTGCATATTGGCATACAAGATATACTGGCAGTGATACAAGCCCATCGGGTAATAATTTAGTTGGTGATATATGGTTTGATACTAATGCACAAAAACCATATATGTGGGTAGAATTATTTCCACAATATCCAGGGTATGGTTCCTGGTATGACTTTCTTCCGTATACAGGATCATAATTAAATGGCAACAGCATACGGAACACTCCCTCAATTTCCACCTCCTCCATGGGCTAATGGTGATACAGTAACAACCGGTGGTTTCAGTTGGATCTTTAATGCTGCTCAAAATACTTGGACAAAGACAGGTCAGGCAGCATCTACTACTTCATCTTTATCTACTAATACAGCTACTATTTCAACCGCTAATATTAATACATCTAGCACCAATACAGCTATTATTAATACTGCCAACGTAAATTCGTCTACTACGAATACTGCTATTATTAATACTGCTAATGTTAATACATCTACAACCAATACAGCTTTTATTAATACTGCTAATGTTACTAATATTACAGTTACTGGTAATTCAACATTTGCAAATATATTTGTTTATGGTATTAATGCAAACGGTTCTTTTGGTACACCTGGACAAATATTAGTTTCTAGTGGATCAAAAGCATATTGGTCATCTGCTGCTTCATTAACAGGCTATACAGGATCACAAGGTGATATCGGATATACTGGTTCACAAGGTATTCAAGGAGCATCTGGTTATATAGGTTCTATTGGTGCAACTGGTAATGTAGGTTATACTGGATCTAAAGGTGATCAGGGTAATGCTGGTTATACAGGTTCCAAAGGTGATCAAGGAAATAACGGCTATACAGGATCTATAGGTGCAACAGGTCTAACAGGATATGTTGGTTCTAGAGGTAATCAGGGTGTTGATGGGTACACTGGTTCTCAAGGTGTAACAGGTTACGTAGGTTCTATTGGTGCTACTGGTAATGTAGGTTATACCGGGTCACAAGGTGATCAAGGATTTACTGGTTATACCGGTTCTAAAGGAGATATTGGTTATACTGGTTCTCAAGGTAATATTGGATATTCAGGCTCACAAGGTGACAAAGGTTACACTGGATCACAGGGAGATATCGGATATACTGGTTCTCAAGGTAACATAGGCTACACTGGTTCATTAGGGTATGTTGGTTCTAAAGGTGATATTGGTTACGTAGGTTCTATCGGCCCCCAAGGACCACAAGGCAACTTTGGTGGTGAAACAGTAGACTATATCTTTAATACCGCTGTTGATAATTCTAATCCTGGTACTGGTCATGTTAAATTTAATAATGCAGATTTATCTTCTGCTTCATATCTTTATATTAACCAGAACGATAATTATGGTGCTAATGCCTATAACTTCTTATTGACTATTGATGCATCTACATCATCAATTAAAGGTCATTTTCTTGTTAAAGATAGTGCTAATAATGCAGACTATTCTATGTTTGCTATTACAGGCAACCACTCTTATTCATACCCTTATCTAACTATTCCAGTTTCTTATCTTTCTGGCTCTGCAACTTCATTTGCACCAAGTCAAAATGTTATTTTAACATTTGCAGTAACTGGTGATAGAGGCGATTTTGGTTATACAGGTTCTAAAGGTGATACTGGATACGTTGGTTCACAGGGTGTAATAGGTTATACAGGCTCTCAAGGTGATATAGGTTATACTGGTTCTTTAGGTAATACTGGTTACACAGGGTCTAAAGGTGATATTGGATATACTGGTTCTCAAGGTAATATTGGTTATGTTGGTTCAACTGGTGATATAGGATATACTGGATCTATCGGTTTAACAGGCTATACCGGTTCTATTGGTGCAACTGGTAACATGGGTTATACTGGTTCTAAAGGTGATCAGGGTAATATTGGTTACACAGGTTCTATTGGTGCCACCGGTTATGTAGGTTCGGTTGGCTCACAAGGTACTACAGGTTATACTGGCTCTAAAGGTAACCAAGGTGACTTAGGCTACGTAGGATCTACAGGTTCTCAAGGCGATACTGGTTACGTAGGTTCAATTGGTTCACAAGGCTTTACAGGCTATACCGGATCTAAAGGTGACCAAGGTAATAATGGTTACACCGGATCTCAGGGTACACAAGGTAACACTGGCTTTGTAGGATCCAAAGGTGATCAAGGCGCTACAGGTTATACAGGATCAATTGGTGCTTCTGGATACACCGGCTCTCAGGGTATCCAAGGTGTCGATGGCTATACCGGTTCTAAAGGTGATCAAGGAACTACTGGGTTTATTGGTTCTATAGGTGCAACCGGTTATGTTGGATCAACCGGATCACAAGGTATTCAAGGTGTTATTGGTTATACTGGTTCATTAGGTAGCCTTGGATACACAGGTTCTAAAGGTGATTTAGGTTATACTGGTTCACAAGGTGTAACTGGTTATATTGGTTCTATTGGTTATACAGGCTCAATAGGTGTTGGATATTTAGGTTCTACCGGATATTCAGGATCTAAAGGTGACACACAGCAGGCCAACGTTGTATTTGGTGATACTCCCCCGTCTCCCACATACACTGGCCTGCTGTGGTTCGATACTAATAATGCTATCTTTAATGCATTTTATGAACCAGCTAATACATGGATTGGTATTAATGGTGGTGGTTTTGGTCCAACTGGGGCTACTGGTTATACAGGATCATCTGGTGCCTCTGTTGCAATTGGCTATACTGGATCACAGGGCATTCAAGCTAATCTATTAGCTGTTCCTTCCAACATTATTCCTTCACAATCAAATGTGTTTACACTAGGTAATTCAACATTCTCTTGGGCTTCACTTTATCTTGGTTCTAACTCAGTTACGTTTACTGATGTATTGACAAATACCACTCAGGTTCTTTCTGTTGCAAATAGTATTTTCTATATTACATCAGGAACAGGATCTAACACACAATTTAATCCTAATGCAGGATTCAATGCTGGTGGTATTATTCTTCAAAACTATCAAGTTAAATTAGCAAATACTCAACAGCTTCTTTACTTCAATTCAAATATGGGTATTGGTAATGCTGTTGCTAATTCTGCGCAGACTGCATTCTTTGTAAGCAATACTGGTCTGACTACTATTCAAAATAATCTTCAGATTATCAATCCAATTGCTCAAACAAACACAGCGCCATTTACAATTCAAAGTCAATTAGGAACTCCTCAACCGTTCACCTATAATGGCACAACAATTTACACTATTAATTCAGCCAATGTTTCTAACAGAACTGTTTTTGACTCGTATGGCAATGGTACATATATCAGTATTGCTGCTCGTACTGCAAGAGGAACAATTTCTAATCCAACTGGTCTTCAAGCCAATGATATTATTCTTCGTATTTCTGGTAATGGTTATAGGACAACTGGTTTTGGTGGTCAGGGTTCAGCACGTATTGATTTCAGATCAATTGACAGCTTTTCAGATGTTCAAACAGGTTCTGTAATTGCATTATGGACAACACCACTTGGATCAAATGTTATTAGTGAAGTTGCTACAGTTACTGCAATTGGTATGACATCAAATTCATATATTGCGGGATATGGTACACAGAACACAACTATCACTTCATCATCAGTAACCACAAATACTGTGTTTACAAATTACATAAGTGCTAATGGATCATTAGGCAGTCCTAAACAAGTATTAATGTCAAGTGATGCTACTGGTAATGTTTATTGGCAATGGACCAATCAACATTTTGCTTTAGGTGCTAATCTATCATTAAATGCTACTTCTACATCTGCGCAAAGTTTATTTGGAGTTGGTGTTCAAGTTGCTAATAATTCTAGATATGCTATTTCTATGTCAGGTTCAATGACATATACTGGTGGTGGTCCTGCAGGTGCAGGTAATATGGGATTTGGTTTTGGTGGCACTGCAAACTTATCTAGTGTATACTATCAAACATCTACTCTAGTTAGTGCTACAGAAACAGTATCAGGCTCTGCTGCTGATTATCAAGCATTTAGATTAACAAGCGGGTTTACTGCAAATTCATCATCTAATCCTGTAACTAACTTTAACAAGACATATTTAATTTTCAATGTACAAGGTGTGATTAATGTTGCAAATGGTGGTACTTTAATACCCCAATACGATTCAGATCACTCACCTACATCACTTACATTACTTGCCCTTTCATCGGTTACATTAGAATTGCTAGGTGATGATAATAAGTCAAATTCAGTGACTGGGACATGGGCATAAAATGGCACCAATAAATATTAATAATGTAATTATATAAAGTAATCAATACATGGCATTAAGTTTTCCTTCAAATCCATATCAAGGTCAGACAGCAACAACCGGTGGTAGAAACTGGGTGTTTAATGGTGCTGAGTGGGTTTCAGTTGGCGCGCTCGGTTATCAAGGTTCATTAGGATTTCAAGGTTCTTCAGGTTATTTTGGTTCTTCTGGCTATCTTGGATCTGTAGGTTTTGCTGGATCTGCAGGTATTGGCTACGTAGGTTCTTTAGGTTATACAGGATCAAAGGGTGATACTGGTCCTTCAGGTTCTTCTACAACTACATTCTCTTACCATGCAAATACAACAAGTACTGCTAATGCATATCCTGGTTCTGGTTATTTTACATATAATAGTCCTTCTCAAATATCAGCAACCGGCCTTTATGTAAGTCATTATACATCAGATGCAGTACCAGTTGATATTGATCTTTATCTTGGATTACTTGCTAATCAACAACCACTTATTATTCAAGATATTACAAGTTCTGAAAACAATCAGCACTTCTTAATTACAGCAACTCCTAAAAATTATAATCCCGGTACTTCTAATAGTTACTGGTTTGTTCCAGTTTCTCTTGTATCTGCCGCTGGAACTGGTGATACTAATTTTAGTCAATCAACATCATTGTTCCTTTCTGTTGTTTATGGTGCAACAGGTGCTACTGGTTATACTGGATCTATTGGTTCAACCGGTTATACAGGTTCATTTGGTTTAACTGGTTATACTGGTTCACAGGGTGTTATAGGCTATACTGGTTCACAGGGTGTTATAGGCTATACAGGATCTAAAGGTGATTCTGGTTATACTGGATCAACTGGTTTTGGTGGTTCATTTGGTTTAACAGGATATACTGGATCATTTGGTCTTACAGGTTATACCGGTTCAATTGGTTATGGTGGATCATTTGGTCTTACCGGCTATACCGGTTCTTTTGGTTTAACAGGCTATACTGGTTCATTTGGTCTTACTGGTTATACAGGATCTTTTGGTTTAACAGGTTATACTGGCTCACAAGGTAACCAAGGTATTCAAGGTAATATTGGATATACTGGTTCAGTAGGTGTTACAGGGTTTACAGGATCACAAGGTACACAAGGTAATGATGGGTATACCGGATCTAAAGGTGCTCAAGGGGTATCAGGTTACACTGGCTCGCAAGGAAATGCAGGGTTTACCGGATCAATAGGCGCCACAGGTACCACAGGGTATACAGGTTCACAAGGTATCCAAGGCAATTCAGGTTACACTGGTTCTACAGGACAAACAGGTACAACAGGGTTTACTGGATCACAAGGTTTCCAAGGTGATTTTGGTTATACCGGCTCTAAAGGTGATACAGGATCACAAGGTAATATTGGATATACTGGTTCTAAGGGTGATAGTGGGTATACCGGTTCACAGGGTTCTCAAGGTATTCAAGGTAGCATAGGTTATAGTGGATCTGCAGGTTATCAAGGCTCTATTGGTGCTACTGGTAACACAGGTTATACAGGCTCACAAGGTAACCAAGGTAACACAGGCTATACAGGATCTAAAGGTGATCAAGGCAATAACGGGTATACTGGGTCAATAGGTACTACTGGTAATACCGGATATACTGGTTCAAAAGGTGATCAAGGTACTCAAGGTTATGCTGGTTCAGCTGGTACTAATGGTACAAACGGTGTTGATGGTTATAATGGTTCTGCAGGATTTACTGGATCACAAGGAATTCAAGGTTATACAGGTTCTGCAGGTACAAACGGCTATAATGGATCAAACGGATTTACAGGATCAACTGGATCACAAGGTTATACTGGTTCTATAGGACCTCAAGGACCTCAAGGTAACTTTGGTGGAGAGACAGTAGATTATATCTTTAATACATCAACATCGGCTGCTAATCCTGGTACGGGTCAAGTTGCATTTAACAACACTAATCTTTCTTCTGCTTCTTATCTTTATATTAATCAAAATGACAATTATGGAAGTAATACATTTAACTTCCTATTAACAATAGATGCATCTACATCATCTATTAAGGGTCATTTTATGATCAAAGATTCTGCAAACAATGCTGATTACGCAATGTTTGCTATTACAGGATCACACTCCTATTCAGCACCATATCTTACTGTTCCAGTATCTTATCTTTCCGGTGCTACATCATTTAACGCCAGCCAGAATGTTATTTTAACATTTGCAGTAACTGGTGATAGAGGTGATGTAGGTTATACTGGTTCACAAGGTACAACAGGGTTTGTAGGATCACAGGGTACTATTGGATATACTGGATCACAAGGAAATATCGGCTATACTGGTTCTCAAGGAACTCAAGGTAACATAGGTTATACTGGATCAACTGGTTCTCAAGGTATTGCAGGTTACACTGGATCGCAGGGTGCACAAGGTAACAATGGTTATACAGGTTCAATAGGTGCAAGTGGATATACAGGTTCTATTGGTGCTACCGGTAATATGGGTTATACTGGTTCTCAGGGCATTCAAGGTGTCGCTGGTTATATTGGATCTACTGGTCAAACAGGTGCTGCAGGTTATACAGGTTCTATTGGCGCAACAGGTACTACTGGTTATACTGGTTCACAGGGTAACCAAGGTAACATTGGATACACCGGTTCTATTGGTATAGGTTATACAGGTTCAACAGGTACATTTGCATCTGGTCAAGATATAGTAGCTGGTAACGTTACCATAAACGGATATCTTTCAGCTAACGGTAGTACAGGTACTAGAGGTCAAGTATTAGCATCAAATGGTGCTGGTGGAATTTACTGGACAACAGATCAAGTAGGCAATTCCGTTACTGCTAATACAGTTGTTACATCTACTTTAGCTGCTGATTCTATTAACATAGGTGTTGGTTATCTTACTGTAGGTAATGCAACAGTTAATACAGTTGTAACTAATACATCTATTAGAACATCTTCTGCAAACATTCTATATCTTTCTGCAAATGGTGTTTATGGAGGAAACGGACAAGTACTTACTTCCAATTCTACTGGTGGTATATTCTGGTCCAACTCACTTAATAGTGTTATTGCTAATGATATTACAACAGGTACATTAGCAGCAGATTCTATGAATATCGGTAAAGGTTTCTTGACTGTAGGAAATTCAACAGTTAACACTCAGGTTACCAATTCATCTATAGTTGTTCTTTCTATTACTGCTAATGGTTCAGTAGGTGCAGCTGGAAGTGTTCTTACTTCTAATGGCAACGGAATGTATTGGTCTAATGCTGTAGCTACTCTACAAGCGCAGACAATTACAGCAGGTACATTAGCTGCTGATTCTATGAATATTGGAGCTGGTTGGCTTACTATAGGTAATTCAACAGTAAATACACAGATTACAAATACTGCAGTTACTACATCAATAGCAAGTATTCAAACAGCTTACTTTACATCAGATCAAAGCACACCATTTAACACCTATTCAACTCTATTAGATTCTGCAACTCCTAAAGCAGTTAATTTTGCAGGTGTTGCCCTTAATAGTGGTGTTGGTGTTGGGTATACAGTAGAATTTTTTGTTAAGTTTAACTCTATATCAACTGGTGCTCAACAAGCATTTGGTGCTACAAATGCAGGCACATTAGGTTGGTCAGCCAATACATCAGCAATTTCTATTTACAATTCTGGTTACCATTCAGATACAACTACTGGATGGAATCTACAAAGTAACGTATGGTATCACTTTGCCTATATTGGTTATAATGGACAAACATATGTTGCTATAAACGGTAATGTAAAAAGTCTTAATACCCCAGGTGGATATAGTGCTTATACTGCAACAGGTACATGGGCAGGCGGCTGGACTAAGTTAACCGGTGATGCAACATTCTCTAACTTTAGAGTAGTAACCGGGCGTCCAATTTATAATATACTTGGTTTTGTACCACCAACACAGCAGTTAACACCTATTAGCGGCACACAACTACTCTCATTACAGAGCTCTACATTTACAGATGTAAGCGGTAAGAGTAGATCTGTAACAACTAATGGTACACCCACACTTGCTATAGATTCTATTTCACTATCTACGGGTGTACTGACTATTGCTGGTAGTATTCAAAATGGTATTCTTAATACACCTGCTATCTATACAAATTATCTTTATGCTAATAATGCTGCAGGTACTGCAGATCAGTTCTTAGTATCTAATTCAGTAGGTGGTGTATATTGGGCATCCGAATCTATTGCTAACACAGTATCAGCAAATTCAATTAATGCAACAGCAATAGTAACTTCAACATTAAATGCTGATTCTTTAAATATTGGTATTGGTATTTTATCTGTTGGTAATTCAACTGTAAATACTCAAGTATCTAATAATGGTGTGTTTGTATCAGGAAACATACTTGCATCTAATTCATACAACAGTGCTACATATGCTTCTAATGCATATATTCAAACACTTGGAGTAAGAGGTTATACCGGTTCAATTGGTATAGGTTATACAGGCTCTACTGGATACACAGGTTCAATTGGTGCTTCTGGGTATAATGGTTCAATTGGTATAGGTTATACAGGATCTACTGGTGCTGGATATACTGGATCTATTGGTGGTAGTGGGTATACTGGTTCAATTGGTATTGCAGCACTTAATGATTCTAATTGGCAATCAAGAACTGCAATATTTGATTTTGAAGGAACTGCAGGTAGTACATTAGCTTATGAATATAGACACGGATTTTCATACCCTCTTACTGGTGGCGCTTCATTATCTTCTACTCAAGTAAAAGTTGGTTCAACATCACTTTACTTAGGATCAACATCAGGTAGCGGTAATCAAAAATTAAGTGATGTTAATTTTGATAGTTTAGGCGGTGGTAATTTTACTGTAGAATGCTGGATTTACCCAACAGCATTTAACAATACAACATACCCTGGCATTTGGGATACTAGAAATACAGGTACAGATACTAACGGTATAGGGGTATTTTTTACCTCAGGTACTAATTTGAATGTTAGAATAGCCGGTACAGATCATAATTTTAGTTTATCAACAATAGGTATAACTGTAAATACTTGGACCCATTTAACTATTGAGCGTGTTAATTCAGTAATTACAATTTATGTTAACGGTACAAGCGTAGGCACTATATCAGACTCTACTTTATACGATAGAACAACGTTATGGATTGGTAGTACGTTTGATGGTTATTCAATGGCTGGTTATATTGACAATTTTAGAATTACGTCAGGTATTGCAGTCTATAATGGTAATTTTACACCTTCAGTAAGTGCATATCCTTTATCTCAATATAATATAATTGGAAGTACTACTGGGTTTACCGGATCTTCTGGTAATCAAGGGATAATAGGTTATACTGGATCTATAGGTTCAGGTTATGCAGGTTCTACTGGATATACAGGTTCACAAGGTACTAATGGTGTTATAGGCTATAACGGTTCTGTTGGCTACACTGGTTCTGCAGGTTTTGCAAACGGTCAATCATTACAAGTACAAAACTTAGTAGTAAACGGTGCTATTAGTGCAAACGGTACTAATGGTGTTGCTGGTTATATTTTATCATCTAATGGTAATGGTGCTTTTTGGTCTACACCATATACGTTCTTATCAAATGATTATTTTCAATCTGCAGCAACGGGTGTTTCAAATAATTATGTAACTAACAATATAGGCTCTAATTCCTATAATACAGCAACTTATGTTTCTAATAGTTATATTCAAACAGTTGCATCTGGAACTTCAAATAGCTATATTACGAATAATATTGTATCTAATAACTACTTGAATACTCTTTCATTTGGAGGTTCAAGTATTGGTTATACAGGTTCAGCTGGAACAGCAAACGCAATCTCTCAATCATTTACCGGTGATGGTAATAGATCTTCATTCACTATTACTAGTTCTATTAAAAATCAAAACAACGCTATTGTAAGTATAAACGGTATTTTACAAGTACCAGTAACACATTATACAATTGCATCTACTAATCTTACTTTTACTTCTATCCCTTCAAATAATAGCGTTATAGAAATACGTAATTTTGAAAATGGTACTGGAGGTGTAGGCGGTTCATTCTCAAATGGTCAAAGTATTGCAGTTGCTAACCTAACAATTGGTAATACTACTTCTGGTTCAGTATCTAGACAATATGTGCTATATGGCAATACGTACAATACAGCTTCAGAAACTATATTGACTACTGACGGTACAAATAGTATACCGGTACCGGGTAACACAACAATTTATTATACTGCAGATATTGTCGGTCGCGGTAAAGATTCTGCTACTCAAACTATTAATTACAGAACAGCTATTCAAATTAAAGGCGTTGTTGATAATCAAAACGGCACAACAACTGACGTGGGTAATCTATATGAATTAATTATAGCTAGAGATGTTGTAGGATTCTCTGTAGATGCAAGAGCAAATAATGCTGCTGATACAATAAATATATTTGCTACAGCAAATACAGGTTATAATGTTAACTGGGTTGCATTAGTAACTACAGTAGAGGTACCTTATTAATGACTACATCAAGAACCAGATCATTAATAATAGATAATACAACTAGCTCAGTGCTTACCGGTGTTGTTACAACTTCATCTGCAAATGCTGCATCTTACTTATTAAGAAATGCAAGTAGAACATTACCTATTATAATAAAAGAAGCTGGTATTTCAGTTCAAACTATTACAGCCACTAAAGGCTGGAAAGTATATAGTAATACTAAAATTACACAAATTGATATGGAATGTATGAAGGCAAATTCTACAGTCTCTAATGCATCAGTTTATCCAGTTAATACTTCTTATTCTGGTAATGCTATTATAATAAAAGTAAGATCAATTTCAAATACCGGCATTACAACAACATACGGAAACACTGCAATTACTTCTAACAATATCTTTTCTTCTTCGGTTGTTAATTATAATATTAATGCAAATGAAACAGTATATGTAGATGTAGTTCAAGTAGGTAATACTGTGCCTGGTTCTGGTTTAAAAACAACCCTTTATTATTACGGTGGTTAAAAAATGTATGCTAAATTAGTTTCACCTAACGGAGTATCTGACGGCACACTTTTTATGAGAGATATCGTCAGACTATTAACTAGCAACAACCCATCTACTGCTAACCTAGAAGCTTTTAGTAACACATTATCTATTATTGTTGATTCTACACCTGCAGGTTGGTCATATATTGGTAGTAACGTTCCAGGTGAAGTTCCAAATTTAAGTCAGCCATTCGCTGGTATTAACAATGGCGGTTTATCTAACACTAATTTTATTATCTCAGCCCCTTGTGCTTCAGTACCGGTAAACAAATATGCTGCTTTTACTATGGGATCACAATATTCATTAACACCTTATATTAGCACAAGTATTGGGCAAACCGGTTATTCAAACGGCCAAATGTTGAACGAAAGCGGAAGAGTATACACTACAAGCACTATAACTGCTAACGTTATTAACGTAAGCATAGATCTTACTAATCCTGGTACTACATTACATGTAGTTTCTAACCCAAGACATGTCACCATAGTAGTTGAAGGTAAAGGTATTCATGGCATATGGGAATCATCTGCAACAGAAGCGCATATTTACTATAATACAGCACCTTATGTTCAATACGAACAGGCTGATTCTACAACTACTACATATACAGCTTATTTAAATCCTAATAATTATTTTACTGCTTCTGTTTTAGCTGCTACAAACTGGGGAACTGTAGTTAATCATTATAGCCCTTTCAATAACACTTATAACCCTACATACTCAGTACATCCTAGAAATTCAGGTAATTTTTATCAGCTATTTGGTCCAGGATATAGACTTAAAACTGTAAGTAATACTGGTATCGGTAAAGCTATGGTTACTCCAATCTGGTATGCTCTTACTGAACTTGGTTATCCTCCTCAACTGGTAACCGGTGTTACACCAATTTATTATACTAATCCTTTTATAGGCAACTCTGGTGACCCGTTAGTAATTAACGGTGTTACATATACATACTTTAATGCTGGATCTGGTTTCGGCGTTGCTATGTTAACGAACTGAGGTAAAGTAATGTATGCAAAATTAATTTCAGGCGCTAATGCATTAAATAATCAAAATGTAATGCGTGATATTGGTAGATTACTTACTAGCCCTAATCCTAGTTTAGCAAACCTTTATGCATTTAGCAATACATTATCAGTTATAGTTGATGCGACACCTGCAGGGTGGACATATGTAGGAAGCAATTATGCTAATGATGTGCCAAGTATTAGTACAAATTTAAATGATATTGCTAATACTACAACTTCAAATTCTACAAACTTTGTTAACTATGCATTTTATGCACCAGCTTTAAATGGTAAAAACAAATATGCAGTATTAACACAAGGTTGCGTGCCTACTACTTCGCCTAATACAGCTCCTAATTTTTGGTTAACAGGCGCAACCAATGCTGCATCTAATGGGTTTATTACAAACGAAGGTGGCAGAATAGGTACAACATTAGCAGGTACTGGTGGAACCGGTGCTAATATTGGCATATATGCTAACAACATCGTTATTCATTTAATAGCTAATCCGAGACATATTACAATTGTTGCAGAAGGCAACTCTATGATGGGTGTGTGGGAAGCCACAAGTACAGATATGCACACCTATTATGGTAAAGCACCTTTTATTCAATATGGACAATTTTCTACTAATACAATCACATCTGCAGTTTCACCGGGTGCCACAATTGCAGCAGTAACACAATCTACTTTTTATAATTTTGCAATTGCTTTTGATACATACAATGCCAATACAAGTGGATATGTTGGAAATTATAATTTAAATACAAAAAATAACGTTAATTTATTTACATTATATCAAGTTGAACCATCATTATATAGACGTAATACAATCAGTACATCTGGTATAGGTAAGAGTGTATCAGGCCCGGTTATGTTTAGTATGGTTGAACTTGGTTACCCTTTACAAATGATAAGCGGTGTAACTCCTATAT